CCGCTAGGACGTGCGCAGTGTTAATAAGAGATACGCCATCGCCACCTGTATGATCGGAAGAGAATGCGTTGTTGAGTACGTCAGCACCTTTGACTTCTTTGGTGTTAGCCATAGATTTCGCCAATGCTTTTACATACCTTTTATCAAGTGAATCATAGAGGTTGTCCTCTACAGCTTCTTCAGTTAAAGCAAATGCAAGCGCAACAGTGTCGTGCGTGTATCTGCTAGTGTAACTTTCAGTAGCCTGGTCGAAATCAACCGAGCCGCCTTCAGTTTTTGTAGGAGCGCCGCCGAAGCCTGTGATTAAAACTTCTTCCTCAAAGGCTCGTTGTGAGTCTTCGACTGAGAAGATTTCAGCGTATTCGTTTGTGTACTCGTCATAAGACAAGCCGAATAAACTGTTCAGACCTGGTTCTAGCTCCTTTGCTAATTGTGCTCTTGAAATAGCCATTTAGTTTCTCCTAAATTTAAGCTAGACCGGCAGCCTTCACACCAAATACATGATTTTGTATAACACAATATACATTGGTGTTGGCAGAGCCTACGTCTTGGTTATTGGGATCCTGAGAAATGTCAATCACTTTCAGGGGTAATGTTGCAGTGGTTGCGCCCGTAGACACGTCCACCTCATCTCCAGAAATACCAGTTTTAGTAGATCCAGAGTTGGTTTTGATAACATCAAAGTTACCTAGTAAATCCGCAACAGGGAAAGCTTCGTCAGCTTGTATCTCAAAAACAACCATTGGGTCGTCAATGATAAAAGCTTCAATGTCAGAAGCATTCGTGCTTGCCGGATAATAGTTTTTAAAGACCTGTTCGCCAGTTGTTGGGTCTGTGTATTTGCATCCGTTGAATACGCCTACTAACGGTACCGTTCCACTAACAGCGTGTATTTCTACACCACCACCAGTTACTTGCATAACCAAGTCGCCCTGGTAAATCGCAGTTCCGTAGTTTGCAGCAATTCTATAACGAGATACACCACCATTATATGGTGCCCCACCAATCATCTTTACAGGCTTTAATCCAAAAGAAGCGTCTTTATTCGCCATTTTGTACTCCTATATTATTGGTTAAAGTGCATTTCTGCACCAGTTATTTTTTGCCAAAGGACACTCTTGAATCCCTTTGAGGATCATACTTAACGTATCGACCGTCTTTCCAAGATTCATTAAACATAGTATTGTCTAACGCATCTACAGCGTCTTGACTTTTACCTTGGTAATAGTCACGTCGCTCTTCAATCGTTTCATTAGGTATCTTAGCAAGAAGTAGACCTTCATTATAAACGATACCAGCGTGTCGGCTATGTTCATCCGCTGTTGGTAGTTCCCAATCACTAGGAAGATCGGTCCCTCTTACGAGTTCCCATCCTTCTCTCAAACGTCTACTGACATTTGCGCGATCTTCTTTTCCCAACATTGACTCCCTAATCCAACGGTATGTATACCCTGGAGGAGCCGGCGGTGTTTCTAACTTCCTTACTGGTCGCCATGGTTTTCTGCGAGCTTCTTTATCGTGCGTCTCGGAATCACGAGAATTTCTATTAGTGGTTACTTTCTTTTCTTCAGTCATTATATTGCCTCCCTAGATGCAATTCTTTGCTTCTCAGCTGCCACACGCTTCAACCAGACTTCTTCAGTCATGTTGTGCGGTTTTAGCCCTCTAAGGCGCTCTACTTCTGATTTAGAAAACGTAACGCCATTTTTTTTGCCTTGTGTTTTTTGACGACCACTACCTACAGTGGCGGAAGCAACTCTTTGCACAGAGGGTTTAGCTTCACTTTGCTCATCTTTACTTTCAGCACTTGCATTCTGCAAATGCGGGTAAACTTTATAAACTCGGTTGTTTAATTCGTCATAATAATCATCGCTGTCTGGCTCGTGGCCTTCATTGATAAGATTATAATGTTGGAAGTATGCGTATTGAGTGGCTTCTAAATTGCCCTGATCCTCCGCATCTCCGTACCATTTGTTGTTTTCATACCAGGACAAAGCTTCTTTTGTTGGCTCTACAGCGGGTTGCTGCTGCTGTTGTTGTACTGGCTGTTGCTGCATTGCTTGCTGGTACTGGGCCTGATCTGCCTCTTGTTTGTTTCTAGCAAGTCTAACTTTTTCTTTTTGTATGCTCAGATCACTCTTTAGAGTGTCCGCCTTGCTCATTAGGTCCGCATCGCCAGACTGAACCGCTTTTTTATACAAATCATCAGCTTGCTGCTCTTTAGCGAGTATAGCCTCTTCTTCTTTTTGTATAACGGCGCCAGCTTGAACCTGTGAGTGGCTTCTAAGCGCTTGGATCTCTGCTTCACGCTGCTGGGCTATTTGCTCAGCCATTTGCGCTCTTTCTTCAGCTGCCCGCGTTTTGGCGTTCAGCTTATTAATTCTTTTGGAAACCGATTTAGTGTAATTTTCTAGCTCGTCGTCCTGGCTTGTTTTTGCCTCAACAACAGCATCATCTTCGACACTAACCTCGATTTGTTCTTCTTCTACCTTGGCCTGATTTTCATTTTCTATCATAATTAAACACTCAGTATATCATCTGGCGATAAGATTGTGGCGATAACCTCATCATCATTAATAATTCGGACCTCTGCGCCATCGTCCAGCTTAAATCTGGCCCCAGAGTAACGGCCAATGAGAACCCATTGCTTCTCTTCGCACCATTTCTCTTCGCCATATTTCTCTTTGTCGCCGTAACATAAAGGACCTTGTTTAACTACATAAGCAACCACCGTGGCCAAAGCTTCTTTATCAAGCGTTTCTTGTGTAAGCAAGATGCCGCCCTTTGATTTTTGTTTGCCGCCATACGGTAATACGAGCATTCGCCAGCCAGTTGGCTGTGGCATTCTATCTAAAATAGATTTATCAAGTAAGCTAGGATCCAAAACCCTTTCTTCTTGATCTACATAAGCATCTAAAACTCTTTCTGGCTCAGCCATCTATTGCTCCTTGTTAAGTTCCTTTAGTCCGCCTTCGATATAGTATAGCGCATTTAGCTCGCCTTGCAAAAATTTATAATGTTCTATACTTTCTAGTGCTCCAGACATAAGTGTCTCAGAGATCTGCTTTTCGCGTTCCCTGATAAGATTCTTAACAGCATCAAAGTAAGTAAGATCTGGTTCCATAGATGTTTTAGTTTCTAACTTTAAACTTCAAACCCTTTGTTGCCGCGCCTTTACCCTTCATATTAACAATTGCAGTAACACCATTGTTTTTACCAATTGCATTTGGGTTAGGTTTGTCAAAAGATTTGTTACTTGGCACTTTTTTAATAGCCATAACTACTCCTATTTTTTATTTGTTGATCCTTTAGGTCTGCCCCTTTTCTTTGCAGCCGGCTTTTTGGCCGCTACTTTTTTCTTTGCAACCTTCTTCGGCTCCTTTACTACAGGCTCCTCTACTACAGGCTCCTCTACTACAGGCTCCTCTACTACAGCACTATTTCCAGCTTCAATTTTAGCCATTTTTTTGGCTATCCTTTTCATGTTCGCCGCGTGTGATTTTGCTTCTTCAGCCTCTTTGGCTTCTCTAGCTTCAATCTCTGCTTGGCGATCTAGTTTCTTTTGCTCTCTTAACGCTGCAACTTCATCTACTCTATTACTATTCATAAATTAGCTCCTGGACCTAACTTCTCATTTTCTGTTCCAACTCAAGCAGCTTTAGGTCCGCTTGCTGCTTCAATCGTTGAATTGACACATCTAGTTTATCATCAGCAACGTCTTTTGACACATTTATGCGCTGACGCTGTATTTCGTTCTCTAATAATTTTTCTTGATCTCTTTGGTTCCGCTTCATTTCAAACTGAGTTTGTTCTTGGTCAAGCTCCTTGTCTTTAAGGTCAAGCTCTTGTTGTCTTATTGCAACAAGTGGATCCTCTGATCCGCCTTGGCCAATAGATTGTAGAAACTCTTGTGTGAGTTGCGCCAAAATTGGGGCAGCAAATTGATCTTGTATCATTTGTATTTCTGTAGCTGCCATTTGCGCTTGGTCTGGTGGCAATTGTTGCATCTGCCCTTGTATCGCCTGTATTCTTTCTTGCACCTCTTGCGGTATCTGTTCTTGCGCAATTTGGGCAGACATAAACTGTAAGTGCTGCATACAATGACTTATTATGATCGACTGTATTTGTGGGTTTTCTTTAACCACTTGCGTCAAAAACAAGCTTCTATGCGCTTCAATGTGAGATTGATGGTTTTGTGATTCAAACGCCTGTTGTGGCTGGCCCATCATCAAACCGCTGTTCTCTAACCCTGAATCTATCGGTTTAGGGGTTGTGTCTGGTGGAGGTTGTAATAAACTTTCTATATTGTCCACACCCAAAGCTCCATACATTCTTTTGTATGCTTCAAAAGTACCTAAAGGCCCATGAACCTCTGGATTGCTTTGAACCATTTGTAATAGTTCTTGCGCCAGAGTAATTCTTTGAGATTGACTAAATATGTTTGGATCCGAGACAGGAACAACGTCTACACGGTCATCAAAATCTGTTTGTTTGATTGCACCAGGCCCAGTGCCTGTGTCATATCCGTAATCTGGGGGGAGATATTCGGCAAATACTTTTGAAAGTAATTGAAACTCAAGCCTTTGGGCATAGTGCAATCGTTTATGAATCGCGCTCATCACTTTCGTGCCCCTTTCTAAAAGAGCAACGGTTGTGCCAACAGGCATGGCTGCATTTGCATCGCCGATATTCGTATCAGCTATTGCAGCAAAACGCTTTCCAGAATCTACAAGAATGCCTAGTAACGACATAAGCACCTGGCTTGGTTCTTTTATCGGTAATGGTATTAAATTTTCTCTTAATGAACCGCCAGTAGTGTCTATGTCTCTAAATTCACCTGGTTGTAACGGCTCGTCCTCATCTCTTATTCTCATGCCTCTGGCTTTAAATCCAGCTGGCAAATTCGCCAATGTTCCGGCATCAATTAATTGTCTTAATATTGATGTGCTGGCTTTTGATATTCCGCCAATCATGTGAGATAAGCCTAATCCATAAAAACCAAGCCCAGGTAAAAACTTATATTGCACAAAGAAATTGATCTTGTTTTTGTAGGGATCTCCTTCGTTATAGTTCCTTCGTATTGACAGCACTTGTTCAGATTGCTCATCAACCGTAACTATATAAGGAAGCTTTAGCCCTGTAGGCTCGCCATCTTCTCCAGCATCCTCAAATCCTTCTAAATCTAAAATAGTATGCACTTCATAAACAGTGTGATCCCTGTCCTCTGCATAGCTAGATTTAATGCCTTGTAATTTGTCTATTTCAGACTCAACGTCCGACTCATCGCCGTCATAAGAGTTTTTGCTAATATCTACGTTTTGATAAAATCCAGATAGCTGTTGTTTTTTAATTTCATTGACCGACATACTTATAGCGTGAGTAACGCGCTCAGCGCTAGATAGGTCAGAAGCTTCATAAGGAACGATTAGATCTTCTGGGGCTATAAATTTAGAAACCGCTCTATTTAATACGTTGTCGAAATATACTTTTTTGAATGCGCTGCCGGCTAATGGTAAATAAAACAGCAACATATCCAGTTCAGGGTCATAATCTTCCATTACATTCATAATGTAAAAATTCATAAACTCCTGAACGCGATCAGCTTGCGTTTCTGTTTCTACCGTTCTTGCGCCAATAATTTGTGTTTTAACTGGCCCTTTGGACGGAAGCATTTCTTTGTAAGCCTGAGCCTGGAATTGGGTAACGGCCTCGGCAAGAATAGGATGAATGACACCGCTTGAACCTTCAAACGGTTGGGATCTACCTTCATCGAATTTCATGCCTAAATATTTGAGGCCGTCGGTATAAGTTTTTTCCCAGTCTGATCTTGATTGTTTGTCTTGGTTGATTGACGCTAAAATATCACCCGCAAGCTTATTTAAAATTGAATCCTCAATCAGCTCTGCAAGGTTTGCGCTAAAATTGATTTCCGGCTCTTCTTCTTCAAATTGTTCGTCGCCAACTAGCACGCCTTCTTCAGCAACCAATATTTCGGCAGCATCTCTTATTTGGTCTGATCGAGATTGCTCTGGGAATACTTCAACAGCTGAACCAGAAACTTGTACTTCTGGCGTGTCTTTTGCGATTTGTTCTCTTTTCTCTATAGCCATAGTTTAGTGTAACACTTTTGTTAGTTGTTAATAATACACCACGCGCTTCTTATTTAAAAAACTTACCTCATCAGGATAGTCTGCATCTAAGGACAAAAAGCCGCCTTGTCTGAATCTCATTAGTGCCATTGTAGCACTATCACAATAATCGTCATGGTCACCATACGGGAAACTTGCCATTTCCTCTATAACCTCGTCACTAAATGTCTCTTCTGGTGCCCAAACCATGCCGCTCTCAAAAATAGGGGCAACCGAGTTCATTCTTGCTACCTTATCTTGGCCTCTGCTTGGTGTATACGCTGTTACCGGAATACCCATTCTTCTTAATTCTTGCGTTAAAGGCGTACCGCTTGCTTTTGCTTCAATTAACACACAATCTGGTTCCCAGTATTTATATTCATCCCAAGCTAATTTTTTGAGTTCTGGGAAATCCACGCGCACCCTTTTTGCATCTAACAACATAATTTGCTCAGCATCTTCATCGCCGTCAACGCCAGGTTTAAATATTGCCCAGGTTGTTATAGCCGAGTAGTCAGCGGTTTCTTTTTTACTGAAAGCCGTGTCGTAGCTTTGTATAACATAGCTATAAGGCGGCACATCTTCCTTTTCCCATCTGTTCCACCACTCTCTTTTTACAATAGATCCGGCTTCAGCTGTTGGATTTTGTAGCCACTGGCTATTCCATTTGGCGATAGGCAAAGAAGCTTTTACTGATAGCAGCTCTTCCTTTTTCCAAAACTCTGGCCATAAAGGCGTCTCTGTCTCTGGCATGATGGCTGGAAACTCTACAATTTCCCATTGGTCCGCATGATCTGCGCTTTGGTTCTTTAAAACCTTACCAACCAGGTCTTTTGTGGACCATCGCGTCATTACTATTATTATTATTCCACCAGGCTGTAAACGCTGTCTAGGTCCAGATGTATACCATTCGTAGGCCGACTCCATTGCTGTCGGTGACAGGGCGTCTTGCTCAGAATGAGGATCATCAATAATAAGTAGATCCGCACCACGACCAGTAATCGCACCACCCACACCAGCATAGAAAGATTCACCTTCTTGGTTTGTGGTCCATCGTCCAGCTGACTTGTTATCTGCCTGGAGCTTTAGATCTGGGAAAACATTTTGATAATCTTCGCTGTCAATAATGTTTCTTACTTTACGGCCGAACCTAACAGCAAGTTCCGCGGTGTGTGTTGTTTGTATTATCTTTAGGTCACCACGCAAACCCATCATCCAGCTTGGGAAGTAGGTGCTGGCAAACTCAGACTTTGAGTGCCTGGGTGGCAGACATACTATCAGCCGTTTTAGTTTCCCTTGCGCAATCTTATTAAACTTATCGCCAATGATTTTATGGTGTCGTCCTTCTATAAACTCTGGCCATAAGTGTTTTACATAACTAATAAAGTCGCCCTGGCACTTATCTTGTAGTTCTATTTGGTCATATCTATTTAAAAGAGCAACAGCCTCCGTCTTGTCTTGTTGAGACAAGATGTCAAAATCTTTTAAAGAAAGCTCTGGCATAACTATGTATTAAACTTCATGCCACGGTTCGTCTTTCCACAACAATGATTCA